CAGGTATCCCTTGTACACTGCTTCCGCAGCGCCTTGGGACTCTTCCGCCAACCAGTCCTCCTCCACCCGCCGTCCAGTCGTGGACGAACGGATCTTGAGGCGGTTGATCGTCTCCCTCTGAATCTCCTCGGCGATCCGGTTCTTGGCTTCCGCCAACCCCTCCTCGCCACGGAGATCTTTGAGAGCCTTGAACAATAGGCTCATGTTAGGGTGTGAGTCAAGCACCTCTGCCGCCGACGCATGCAACGCCTTCTTGAGGCTCTGGACCCGATGTCGATCCATCTCCTCACGCAGTTGCTTCAACTCCGCCGCCGTCGCGGCATCCGGCGCCGTTTTCGTGGTCTCCACCTTCTTCTCTCCTTCATTGTCAGCCGGCTTGCTCGTGCCTGGGTCCAGGCTCTTGACGTACTCCTCGATATCCTCGGGGGCGTACCCCGCCTTAGAGAGAACGTGTCGCAAGGACTCCGACCGTTTGGCCGCATCCACCGAATCCCCCTGAAGCAGGGTCTCCGTGGCGGTCTTGTACTGGTCGTACTCGGACGACTTGGCCTCCGCCGCTTCTTTAGCCGCAATGATGTCCTTGATGGTCAGCTCCTTGCCGCCCACCTTCACCTTGGCGTCCAAGTCCAGAACCCCCGTCGCTCCCCCCTTGTTGGTTTCCCCACCACCATTTCCGGTGGGTTGCTCCCCTGCGGCGGGGTCGGTGTCGGCCATCAGGCGTCGCGTGCTATATCGAATAAAAGTCATCTATCTTGCTCCTCATCGGTTTCGTCCGCCCTGGGTGGGGGAACGTACTTCATTAGCTGGTCGTACCACGCGTCGCGCCTAACAGCATGGACATCTTGGGGGTCGTCCTCTCGCATCAATAGCCTGCACCGAAACTCTCCCCGCCAAGTATTGACGGTCACGCACAGCTCTAGGATGTCCGGGACGACTTGTCCGTCGATGAAGAAGGGAAACAGTGCAGTTCGTGCCCCGTTGATCTTCGGACCCATGGGCTCAAACCCGAGGTCTTCATTGCCTTCGAGGTAGAACTCCTCCAGCTTCTTCCTTTCAGCGACGTCCACACATTCTCCTTTCAACCTACTGCTGCATCATAGCGGGGTCCATGCCCGCATCTTGGCCCTCGGGAAGGGCGTCCGGGCTCTCGCCCACGGGGAAGCCTTGGTCCGCGATCCCTTGGCGGAGCATGCTCATGTCGTCGGGGTTGGGCACCGCCGCCGGCAGCACCAGCCCCATCGCCCCCATCAGGAAGTCCCTGTAAGAGGCGAACGCGTCTTGCACATCGGGGCTAGCGGCGGCCATCGCCGGTCCGCTCATGAAGGCGACCAGCACCCGCATCTGGAACTCGGGCTTCGCGGTCGCGGGCGTCACCACCACCTCGCCGGGCGTTTCCCCATCGCCATACAGGAGTAGGCAGTTCCGCACCACGGTCTCGTAGGGCGCCTGCCACTCGTCCATCCACATGGCGAAGTCGAGGCCCTCCTTCAGCGCGAAGAGCCGGAATCCATCGGGATCCATCAGCGGACCCGCTGGACTGTCCGCCATATAGAGGTTCATCGCCTCGTCCTTACGGGCCACCTCACTGCGCGGACTCCGCTCTCGTAGCCCAAAGGTCATGGTCGACACCGTGGGCAGTGGGTTCTCCGGAAAGGAGACGGTCTCCCCATCGGGGCCGATCACCGCTCCCGCCAGCTCCAGCGTCAGCTTCCCGACGGACAAAGGCCGAGGGCTCAGCTTCAACTCGCGGGCCGCGTTGTGCACCGCGCTGCGGTACATCTGCGACCACGCCATGTCCACTCCCCTAGAAGGGCTCGTCAGCGCTCGGTTGATCTGCTCATCGAGGAACTGCAACCCCGCACCGCTATCCACTCGGCCCTTCTCTTGGATGAGGTCCTGGACCGGGTTGATCGCCGTCATCAGCTCCTTCGCCAGCGTGGCGACCTTGCCGGGCACATCTCCGCTGTTGTAGGGCTGCACGGGGAACGGCCGGAACCCCTCGGCGACAGGGTCCGGCTCGTACGGGATGACCCGAAGGCCCTTGCCAACCTCCTTCAGAGCGGCTCGCTCGTTCCATGACCCCGAGGGCATCACGATGTAGCCGTACCGGTCGATGTCGCGGATGTTGTTGAAGAGACTCTTGAGCAGCTTCTCCAGTTCCCGAGAGATCGAGAACAGAAGGTCGAAGGCGCCGATGCCGTGGAAGGTGCCCGACTCCATGAAGCGAGCCCACCCGATCGGGCAATACACCTCCTGGCGGTCGTACACCTCGTCAGCGATCAGGTAGTCCCCACACGTGATGATGTACCGTGCGCAGGTGCCCCGTTGCCCGTCGAGCCACAGCTCCCGGACCTGGGCGACGCCCATCATGTCTTTGTTCTTGGACTCCGAGGAATCCCCATTGGCGCCCTGCATGGAGCCGGCGCCGGCGTTGTACGTCAGGCCGCCGATGGCCATCGACTCGCCCTCAGGCCCCAGAGGCTCCCCAGACTGCTGCTCCCACCATTCCAGCTTCTCCAAGTTGTCCATGATCCGGCGGCCGAACACCTCCTTGAGGAACAAAAGCGGCACAATACGCTGCCGCATCTTCCCCCGTTCCTTGGTGTAGTCGCTCGTCTGGGACGGGAAGGGCATCATCTCACGGGGGTGGACCACCTCCAGGTCGCACGTCAATCCGACGATCGGGTGGTCGATCACGTTCCCCGCAATGCCGCAGCTCCCCAGGACCGTGAAGATGTGGGCGAACTGCGTCTTCACCATCTCCAGCTGGTCGTCGGAGACCACGGAGTCCGCGATGATCTGGCCGATCGCCCGCTGGCGGATGCCTGCAAGGCTGAGACCCTGTCTCATCACCTTCGGTCGGAAGTCCATGGACGCCAACCGTGCCTGGATCCGGTCCAGGGCGCTCATCAGCTCCTGGGACTGGAACTCCAGATTCCCCTCTCCATCGAGATGGAACGCCTTGATAAGGCCCATCGCGGGGTCGAAGACGTCAAACCGCCGGGCGCCGTTGAGGTAGTACCACGCCAGTAGCCACATGGTCCGCCGATAGGCCAACCGCTGCTCTTCCCGCTTTGCGTGGCGGTCGAGGATCTTCGGTAGAACCGTCGGGTCCCTGGTCAGTTGAATCGCGTCAAGGGCAATAGCTAGAGCTCCCCCACAAGGCCTCAGACATCTTAGTCAGCATTTCGCCCTACGTCCGTAGCCTCAGCCGCCGACGGCTTCGTCGTCCGGCACCTCGCCCTCGCCGCCGCTCCACGGGGTTCGTACCCTGGCATATAGGTTCGCAGGAGCACCTCCTGAAGCTTCTTGTCGACCTCCGGGTCGCTCGGCGAACCCGGCGCCTTCACCCCTTGGTCCCCAGAGATCTTCACGGCGTCGCGGTCGATGCCCAGGATCGCTGCGTAGTACACCTTCGCCATCGCGTGGTAGAGGGACACCGGGAGGGTAACGGTCTGGACGGGGTGGTTAGACTCGGGAATCATGGGTTTCGCTCGGTCGGCTGCCTGCATTCAGGATCTCAAGGATGTCGGCGGCCGGCACCTTCATCCAGTCCACCGCGTGGGCGTTGAAGTGCCCGTGCTCGTCGGTGTAGTTCCCCGCCTTCAACTGCTCCAAGGGCGTCTTTCGCTCCTCTGGCGCGTGCCCGCTGACGCGAAGCCGCCCACGGAGGATAAGTGTAGACATCGCGACGGTGTCGATGACGTCATCGTTCTTCAGGCCGCCGTCCAACACCTCGGGGTTGAACCCCTCGATCTGGTCGAAGAGCATCGACCACGGCATGCGATTCCGCATATGGAGGGGGAACTTGATGCGGCCATACTCGAATCGGGGCTGCAACGTGGCGATCTTGGCGGTCTTCTCCGCCACGCCAGGGTTGAACTTCTTGATCGACGGCATGAAGCTCACGTTGTAGATGTCCATCTGCCTCTGACGAACGATGCTGTCGAGCGTGTTGTAAAGCACGATACCCTGTTTGATGGTCTCTACGTGCACCGTGGGACACCGCCAGCGGGACGCCATCCGAAGAGTCGCCTTGATCAGCTCTTGTTCGTGGCACTGCTTGGCCCAGAGATCGAGGACGAAGAGGTCCTGATCCTTGGTGATCGCCATAAGGGTGGCGACCTTGTAGTCCGAGTCCTTGCCGGTGGTCCACGAGTTGTCGGTGGTGATGAAAAGCCGAGACTCCGCGAGGAAGTCCGCCATTCGCAGGCCTCGGGGTACGCCCTTGCTGTCCACCCACTGGATGCGGGCATTCGACAGCCGAGGGGACTCCTCTAGGGCGTCATCGGCGTCGGTGATCTGGTAGCCGTGCTTGTCGTCGGAGAGGTTGCCGAAGAACTGGTCTTCGGCGGTGCCCGGCATCGCCATGTACTCGCCCAAGAAGACGGAGCTGCCGACCTTCTCTCGGATCTCCTCCAGGGTCTTGCACTCGGGTCGAGCCTTCAACCGTCGCTCTTCGTCGTTGGCCGGCCACATCTCCGGCCAGCAGCTGATCAACTCGCCGTTGGCGCCCTCGTAGGCGGCCTTCACCACGTATCGAGACCATCCGTCGAAGCGGGGCTCCACCGCGCGGCGCTGGCCGTGGGCGTCGACGTACGTCTGGAGGGCGTGCCAAGCGAAGTGTCTCCGCGACACGAAGGTGGCCAGCCAATCACAGCCGCAGCCGGGGCGCATGACCATCGGCAGGACGACGTTGAAGAGGAACTGCCGCATATTGTCGCGGACCTGGGCCATCGACGTAGAGGCCTTGGCGTCGTACTCAGGGTCATCGAGACGGAATCGTCGAGGACGACTGCCACGCAGCTTGCCTTCGGCGGAGACGCACCGGATATAGGACCCGTTGCGGAGCATCAGATAGTTCGTGGAGTACGTGGACTCGCCGCGCTTGGGGACGATCTCGCCACCGGGGAACTCCGGGTCCCAGTCGTCCCTGATTCGGGGATTGTCGCGGAACTGCATCTTCAGCGTGAGACCCATGTTCGTCGCGTTCTCGTTGGTCGACGTCGCGTACGTGATGGAGTTCACGGGCCGGCTGAGCAGCAGCAGCGCGTTGTCCTTCTTCACGAGCGTGGATTTCGCGGAACCACGGGGGGCGATGGCGATGTTGGCGTCGGAGGTGGCCCACTGCCGAACGATGTCCCAGTGAAGGTCCGGCGTCCGCATGGGCTCGTCGTCGTAGAACATGGGGTCGAACTCGATCTCCGGGTTCGGCCACAGATACCACAAGTCGAAGAACCGAAGGCTGGCCACGCGGGCCTCCGCCTTCATCTCGATGCTGTTGTAGGGGTACGCGCTGATGGGTAGCATCCACTGGCGGCAGGCGTTCACACGAGCCTGACGTCGTCCGTCAGTCGTGAGCGTCTCGTAGTCCGCAACCAGGGGATACAGGGGATTCCCCTCCGCCGGCGTCAATACCCTCTTTACGTTCAACAGTCCCTCCCACAGCAGCTATGTGCTAGTTATGTGCTCTCTGGTGATGTGGTGACTCCGCCGGCCTTCATCGCGAGGAGGCTCACCGCCGCACAGGCGATCAGTGATCGGAGGATCTCCGCTGGGTGGATGAAGCTGCACTCGGCGATCTCCTGGGCCATCGCCAGGTACCAAGGACTGATCATCGGCATGAACCGCTTGGGCCCCTCCTCGGGGTCTTCCTCGGTGAGAACGGGAGTCGACACCGGAGGACACAGCTCCTGGTAGAGGGCCAGGCCCAGCTGATGATGGGTGCCCCACCACTCGCCGGGGAGACGGATCCCGAGCTCTCGGAGGTGGCCGCCGCCGATCTGGGCGATCTCCGACTCCGACAGGGATCGGAGGACGGTGTGCAGCTGGTCACTGAGGCCCTGCCGGCTCACCGACCGCCGGATCAGCTTGCTCTCCGGAAAGTCCAAAGGTGTCTGCGGATCGGGCGCCGGTGGGGTTGTTGTGGGCGCTGAGAGCTCGCACGATTTGCTCGGCGGGGTCAATGTCAGCGGAGCGAGGACGGGGGCGGTGGTATTCCGGACGGCCGTAGGCGCCGCGATCTTCGG